AGTTTACAATAGTATAATATAGTGGTATGAACAAAAAAATATTTGCCCAATTATTGGCACACAGCCAAAACGATCTAACAAAGATCACACAACCATACATCTTGGAAACATTCAGTGTGGAAGTGAAACGTTGCGACACAATAGAGCAATACGTGGAGGCCATAGACGACGCCTGCCTGCACAAGTACTTCTCCAAGTACTGGCAGAATGACATGAAGAAATGGAAGTACTCGGGTGTGGCATTGATAGATGAAGTGAACAGTCTCAAGCCCAGGGCAGTGCTAGACGTTGGGTGTGGATACAACGAATTCAAGGACAAGATAGACAACCTCATCGGCATTGATCCGTACAATAACAAAGCAGACATACAGGTCAGCACATTAGATTACAGGACAGATCAAAAGTTTGATGTAATATTGTGCCTGGGTTCAGTGAACTTCGGTAGCAGGGACAAGATCATAGCGGAGGTATCGAGATGTGTCAATCTTTTGGCAGACGGTGGCACCATGTTCTTCAGGGTCAATCCCGGTGTGCAACACGACAGGCTTGAAGCGGACTGGATAGAGTTTTTTGCTTGGAATGTACCTTTTATTATAGAACTTTCAGAAATTTTTAATCTACAAGTCGTAGATATAAGAGATGACACGAATCAACGTAAGTATTTCATATATAGAAAAAAGTTGACTAAAATGGAAAAATAAGGTATAATATTGTTATGAAGGTAAAGAAAACAGCAAAGACAACTATCAAGAAGAAGAATCTTAAAGACAAAAAAGGCAAGAAAAAAAGTGAAGAGCCCGTTGTTAAAGTTCTCAATCTAAATGTGAATCCTGAGAATCCCCGAAATGGTTTCTTTGAACTAGACTGGAATGACGAATTTGTAAATATGTTAAAACAGTCTGGATACGAAGGTCAATCCGAAGAAGAGATCGTGGACAGATGGTTCCAGACACTTTGTAGGACCATCGGCAACGAGCAGGGCATAGACGTCACTGGTTCTGGATATGTCCAGATCAACAGAAGAGATGATGGAAAAACAGAAGTCTCCTAGGATTAATAGTTGGTGTGGTTGGGATCCACTAGAGGAAATCTGGGTTGGTCGTAATAATGATCCAGAATACTTCAACACCATAAAAAATCCAAAGGTAAGGAGTCCTTTGCAAAAGATTGCAGAAGAGACCGAAGAAGACTTCCAGAATCTCATAAGCATACTCAAACAATACGGTGTTTCAAAAATTATGAGGCCCGAGTTCGATAAGGGAATACGATTCGGAGATGGTACTCCTGTACATGCCACAAACCCTAGGGATCACCATTGGGTATATGGCGATGGTTTGTACAGGTTTGAAGATATGACATGCTATGACAATCTCTATAAGGAATACGAAGATGAAAATCACAGGGTGTACAATCCGTATAAAAATGATGCTGTCCCAGTAACAAATGATTTAGAGGCTTCACAATGTGTGCGTTTTGGTGATGCTGTGTTAGTGGACAGACTAGACCATCAGCACATGAAATGGTTCAGACAGAATTTCCCAGATACAAAGGTATTAGTAAGCACAATGGGAGGACACTCCGATGGGGTCTTCTGTCCGGTCAAACCCGGCTTGATTATATCAACCTATGAGTACAAATTTCATTTTCAGAGATCCATATTCAAAGACTGGCAGTTTGCTTTCACAGATAACAACAGTTGGGAAGAGATGAAGCCTCTGAAAAATTCCGTCAGTAGAATGTTGAACAAGACAAATCAAAGGTGGTATGTCGAAGGTGAGGAAAACAACGACGAGTTCATACACTTCGTTGACACTTATCTAAACGAGTGGGTAGGCTACGTAGCCGAATCTGTGTTTGATGTCAACATGTTGGTGCTAGACCAGAACCATGTTGTGGTAAAATCCTACAACAAAAAAATATTCGACATTTTAAAAAAACATCAAATTGAACCAATCATTTGTAATCTGAGGCACTGCTTTTTCTGGGACAATGGATTGCACTGCAACACACTCGATATCAGACGAAATGGTAAAAAAGAACGATATTTGAACTACTAGACAATATCGCTTTTTCATGTTACAATAAATCATGGCTTACATATTAGTGGACACAGCAAACACGTTCTTCAGAGCAAGACACGTGATCAGAGGTGATACTTCTGAAAAAGTAGGAATGGCAATTCACATAATGATGAATTCGATTAAGAAGGCATGGCAGGACTTTGGAGGCACCCATGTGGTGTTCTGCCTGGAGGGCAGATCATTTAGGAAAGACATTTACGCACCGTATAAGAGAAATCGTAAGGAAATGGCAGATGCCATGACCGAGAAAGAAAAGGAAGAGAATGAAGTGTTCTGGGAAGTTTATGATGACTTCGTTGATTTTGTTAAGACAAAAACAAATGCGACAGTGCTAAGGAACGGCAGGACGGAAGCGGATGATCTCATAGCAAGATGGATAGACAAACATCCTGACCAAGAACACGTTATCATAAGCACAGACAAGGATCTAAATCAGTTGATCACACCACGTGTGAAACAGTACAACGGTGTAAACGAGACCACACTCACACACAAAGGCTGGTTTGACGCTAAAACGGGCAAACCTGTGATAGACAAAAAATTAAAAGCACCCAAACCTGCACCGGACACAGAGTGGATCGTGTTTGAGAAGGCCATGAGAGGTGATCCTTCGGATAACATATTCTCAGCATACCCAGGTGTGCGTACCAAGGGCACAAAAAACAAGATAGGATTACAAGAAGCATTCGCTGATCGTAATGAAAAAGGCTATACATGGAACAACTTGATGTTAAGCAAATGGGTGGATCATGACGGTAACGAACACAGAGTTATGGAAGACTATGAAAGGAACAGAGCATTGGTAGATCTACACGCACAACCAGAGGCCATAGTGGAGGAACTTGATCAAACGATTGCACAGGCAATAGCAGAGAACAAAAGCATAGATCAAGTTGGAATCAGATTCATGAGGTTCTGTGGCAAGTACGATTTAAATAGGATTAGTGAGCAGGCACAACTATATGTTGAGCCTTTTAATGCGAGGTTAGTATCATGACAGTGAGAGCAAAGACCCTAGTCAAGGACAAATTTTGGATAGTCGAGCAAAACGGCCAGAAGTTGGGTACCCTACAGAAGCAAGAAGACAACGGTTGGATATTCCTCAGCAAACAAAAGAATAGAGAAGTGTTCCACACACAGGAGAGCCTGTTCACAAAGTTTGGATTTGGCATGTTTGAGGAGTCAAATGTCAAGAAACCCGAGGAAGAAGTACAAACAGACAACTTTGATGTTCATGGTTTTCCTTGTAGTCAACATCCTTACAATCCAATGTTCGACGTGCAAAAACAATTACCCGTTTACACAAAGACACCAAAATCAAAAAGTCAATTCTGTGCAGGTTATTACATAATCTGTTTTGAAAAAGGCTGGCGTAAGGCCTACTGTCCAAAGATGATCACACTTTCGAGGTACAAATACAAAGGTCCAATCAAGACCAAACTAGAAATGCAACAGGTACTCAATGACGCAGTCAAACAATTCCAAGATTCAAACTAGACCCATCGAGGATCTCATAGGCAGGATCAGGACCCTTAGACAGAAGGGCGAAAGACAGATCGTGATCCCTGCCAAGGAGGCGGATCAACTGGCAGACAGTCTCACACAGGTGATGACTCGTATGGTCACAATCCAGGAAGAGATAATAGAGGCACTAAAGACGGCCAGAGAAGCACAGACAGTCGACATAGAAATGGACGGCGGGAATTTCTCGGACAAAAAATAACGCCAATAGGTTGCAACGATAGTATCCACAAACCAGTCCAATACTAACACACGATAAGATTTTTGGTAAATACACATAGTAAAGAGTGAACCTATGAGCAGACCAAAACCCACAGTGCTGTTGCAACACAGCAATAAAGCCACCTTCAAAATGGACGAGGTCCTAGCGGCAGAGGGCATCTGGGCGGTGTTCTACGATGGCAAACCAATCAACTTGAAAAGTTCAAGTCTGGTTGCCAACTATCCTGGTCCAAAATACAAGAAGGTGTCATTCTCAAATCCAGGACACGCGGAGAATCTGGCCAAGAAACTGAACA